AAGCGCGTGAACTTGGAAGTGGCAACGTGTCCATGGGCTTTCGATGGGCATTGCGCTATGCCAGCGACCGCAAAATGAAACCCGTGACACTTACCACACTGCTCCGATCGGCAGCAGTGCTGGCCAGCGAACTCGAAGCTAAAAAGCGATGACCGACAACATCAACCACCCACCGCACTATCGCCAAGGCAAGATCGAGTGCATTGACGCAATCGAGGCCGCACTGACGCCGGAAGAATTTGCCGGCTACTGCAAAGGCAATGTGCTCAAGTATGTCTGGCGTGAACGGCACAAAGCCGGCGGTAATTCATTGGCAAAGGCGCAATGGTATCTGCGTCGTTTACTCGCCAAACTGGACTGATGGACACCCTTCCTAACATTTCACTACTTGAGCGCCTAGCTATCTGGGTGCTATGCCGCAGCCCGCGGGTGAGCCTGCTGGTGGTGAAGGATAAGTTCTGGCCGGACGTGTTCTTTGCCGCAGACGTCACCGACCCGGCGGCTGCATTTGTTGCCGACGGCATGAACGAACCTGATCCACCGAGCATGGTGCTAGAGCGGTTGTATCACATGCCGTCACACGGCGAACGCGAATGATTTCGCTGCACGCTGGCCGTCTGCTGTTGAGCTGTGAACGGGCGAGCCAGACGTGGCACGCGCACATTATTCTCGGCCCCAAGCCCGAGCATCAACTGGTGGCTGATACCGGCACCGTTGACCTGCGGCAAGCAATGGAGCGCGGGCAAAACCTCTACACCGCGTTCCGTGCCAAAGCGCGGCCAGTCGAGGTCGAAATGAAGGTGATGTGCTGGGATTGCATCCACTGGACACCAGGCGGCCGCGGCCGATGTGAGATGGACATCCCCGAATCCCGCCAAACTGGGGGAAGATTTGCGCCGTCCTGCGCGGTGTTTACACCATGCAAGAACCCATCGTGATTAGCAGCGTCGAGCCGTGCCCTGGCGTGACAATGGAGACGCTAGAGCCTGCTGATGGTGGAGAGCTGTACTACCGGACCTGCACGGCTGGCATTTGCCGCTACAGCTCAGATTTTTGGCAAGCGATGCTCTACGCCGAACAGATGGTGGGCCGCTAGGCTAAGCCTGCTCCTAGTCACAGCTTGCAATGAGCAGTAACAGCAAAAGGGCACGAAAACCTGTTGTCGTGCAAGGCGTCAGCTTCCCAAGCCTTGAAGCGGCTGCTAGGCATTACGGCAAGCCAGCCAAGCTGTTTAGAAAACGGATGTTTTGCAGCGGCTTAACGCCTGAGCAGGCGCTTGAGCTGGAGCCGTTTCCTAATTGGTTTGTTCCAGGCAAGGGGCAGCTTGCCCGCGCACGAGGAGATCAGCGCAGAGCGAGTGAGCGACAAACGGGTTTGCGCCGTTGCGGCAAATGTGGCGAGCATTGGCCTTTTGATCAATTCAGTCGCCAAAAAGGGGAAAAGCTTAGCGGCAGGTGCAAACAATGCACATCAGCCGCTTTGATCAAGACGCGCTACGGGCTGGAGGTGGACGCTTTCAACAAGCTGGCGGAGGGGCAGTCTTGGCGCTGCGCCATTTGTCGCTGTCGGCTCAACATCCAAAAAGGCACTTCCTACCGGGATAGGACCGCAGCCGTTGACCATTGCCACGCGACTGGGGCAGTGAGGGGGCTGCTATGCAATTGCTGCAACACGGGGCTAGGAAGTTTTGCAGACAACATTGGCCGCCTAGAGGCAGCAATTAGCTACCTTCGCAAACCCAGCGCTCAATTGCTTCTTCTTTCACAAAGCTCCAAAAGTCCTGTCGCCTAAACCATTCCCGCCACTCTCGATGGCCTTTTTGAGAATTGCACATCAGGCAACAGGAGATTGTATTGGACCGTTGCTGTCCTCCGCCCTTTGCTCGTGGCACCACATGGTCCAACGTTGGGCTCCTGCCAAGCGCTTCACCGCAATATGCGCATTGATAGTTCCAGGCGAGGTGGATCTGGTCACGGGCAGAGCGCCTAGTGACCAGCCGCGTCTCATCAATGTGGTGCTTGTCCACCATCTTGGCCAGGCAACAGGAAGGCGGAAACGTCGAGATCAACGATGTCGTCGTCGCTGGGAATGAACTCAGCCAGTTGGCTGTAGATGTCGGCTGGCAGCTCAGAGGGATCGGTTGCGGATCGGACGATCAGCTTGGCGTTGATCTCGACCAGGTACGCCCGCACTGGCAGAAGCCCGGCTGAGCTAACGGTAGCGGGTGCGACCCAATCGCCCGTGTTACGGATTGTCAACTGGCCGACCCGTCGCCGCCGTATGCACTGCGGGCGGTGTATAATTCACACATCGACAGCCACCCGACCGATGCTCACCACCTACCAGCGCGAAACTCTCACCGCCCTCTACGCTTCCCTCGATTACCTGACCTGCAACGACCTGCCCGGCCAAGCTGAAATCCAAGCCGCAATCCAAGCCATCGAGGCAACCGCCGCCTGACTCATGACCTACATCCTCAACATTGGCCCGTGGCATATCGGGCCTTTTCCCACCCACATCGCCGCACAGCACTGGGCGGAAGTCCATGGCTGCGACGATTACCGGATGATCGCCGTGGATGACCCGGCCGAAGCACCGGGACGTATTGCTCGGTTGCGTGACTGCCAAGCATAAAAAAAGCCCCGACGCCCACCGCGCCGGGGTGCAATGCTCACCGAGCCAAGCCTAGCCCTTGCTTGCGGTCACGCCTAGGTCGCCGTTGTAGCGGCCAGTTGCTGCATAGGTGCGCTCAGGCGTGCCTGCAATGACGTGGAAGACCATCTGGCCGATCTTCATACCAGGCCACAACGGGATGTTGTGAAATCGGCGGCTGTTGTGCAGCTCCAGCGTCAGCCGGCTGCCATGCCACCCGGGATCGCAATAACCTGCCAGCAGGTGCTCTAGCCCTTCACGGGCACGGCTTGACTTCAGCACGAACTGCGCCGCGATGTGGTCGGGCAGGTTGAATATCTCCTGCGTCTCGGCCAAGCAAAACTCATTCGGTGCCAGCCAGTACGGATCGGCTTGGGTGTGGTGGCTGATGCCAAAAATCTGCAGTTCCGGCCGGTCCTCCACTTCAATCATCAACCGATCACCCAGCAGCACATCCAGGCTGGCGGGGTTCTGTAGCTCGGTGTTGTAGGGCACCACCATCGCCGCCTGCCGGCAGAGGCGGGCGATTTCGTGGTCGGGAATGATCATTCAGTTGCTAGTACGGCCAGCGAACTCTAGGCCTGCCGTTGCGGATGCCTAGATGGATGAACCCTTTGGGCGCGCCATACCCGACGCTATACGGCCACTCTCGATCCACCCACGCCTGCACCTTGTAAATGTCTACGCCGTCAACGTAGAAGTCAACCGCACCTACATCAGGCGCGTTGTAAAGGTGCTCGCTGTTGCTAGCGCCACCCACGGATCGGTTGATTGCTGCCGGCCGGTAGCCACTTGTAATGGTGATGCGCTTGCCACCAAACGCCGTGCGCACTTTCTCTAAAAATGCGGCCAACTCAATGGCCGTGTCCACCTGATGCTGCGCCACAAAGCGCCGGGCCGGATCACCCAGGGCAAATTCGCCCAGCGTGAAATGCGGCGACAGCTTGGTGCCAAATGGGCTCGATGGCGTCACCTTGGCAACCTGCTGTGGCGGCACCGGCGGCAACCCTTCACGCCATAACTTGCCCTCAGCTTCACGCCGCCGCTTCAAGCCTGCCTCAAAGCTGGTGCCAGGGTTGCGGTAAAGCAGCATTGCATCGGGCACGGCTGCCCAATCCTTCTCGCGCAACCGACGGCTGATTGTTTCAAAGCCAGTCGAACCATAGAAGCCGGCACCGAGGTTGTAGGCAAACGACACCAACGCCGAGCGCTGCTCGTCAGCCATCTCCTTCCAGCCGGGCACATCCTTGGCCAGCTTGGCGGCAATGCGGTCCACCTCTTGGCGAAGCAGCATGTCCGCCTCGATGGCATTGATCCTGTCGCCTTGCTTGACCGGCCGGCCGTCTTGATAGCGAGTGTTCCCCCAGCCGATAGTCCATACGCCGGCGGGGCATTTGTAGGCATCAAGGTGGCAGCCCTCAAAGGACTGGATCAGCTTGAGCGCAGCGCCAAGGTCCTGTTGCTTGCCGTCTTGACTCCAGACGCTGAACCAAGCGCGATCACGGCGCATTGCAACGGCGTAACCATTAACGGCCAAGTCCTGTTCCAGCAGTTGGATGGCTGCCATCTGGTGCGGCAGGGCCTTGTAGTAGCGAAACAGTTGCTCGAAGGTGATCGGCGCTGCGTTAGCCATCAATCAGCGGCGCTGTTTGGGGAACATGAGCCGAGCAGCCTGAAACAGTAGCTGCACCCAGCTATTCGATTTGAGGGGCGTGAGGGCAATAATCTCGCTGCCGGCGGCGATGATGATTGCAACAACGGCGATGGTTTCGGGGCTCATGGCGTCCATGTTGATGCTTTCAGGTTACTTGTGGATCTCTAGCGTGCGCACCCGCTTGTCCAAATCAGATAGCTGGACCTTGTAATCGTTCTTTAACTCATTCACGGCGACAGCCATTTGCTGCAACGTTGCCTCAATGCGGGCCGATTGAATTTGCATATTGACCAGCAACGCACCGATGGCAAACATGCCAGCCGCAATAGCTGCGGGAAGGGACGCAACGAACACGCCGCCGACCGATTTAGGTTCGTCCGCCATCGGCTGATCCTGTCCTGATCCCATCGTAACGATCAAAGGGGTCAGGCATCCCGGCAAGAATGGCCAAAGCCCTGCGATAGTAATGATTGTCGGTCTTTCCCGCCGCTTCCAACGTGTCGCGAATCTTGCGCCAGTTGTCACGGGTTTGGGAGTCCATTACCGGCCTTGACCGCGCAGTGGTTTACGACCACGGCGACGGGGGCGGCTGTGTTGGCCGTAGCCCTGGCTAGTGGTTTT